AGGTAATCAAACAACAGTAATGGATGCTGCTACAATAAAACGTGACTTCCAACCTGTATTTGACCAAGAGTATAAGAAAAAATTAAAAGAAATAACTTTTAATAGAGCAAATAAAATATTTGAAAATGAACTAGAAATTAAAAAAGAAGCATTTAAATCAGCAGCAGAATATAACCAAGCTATGGCAGTAGAAAAACAAAAAGGTATAAATGAACTAAGAAAAGAAGGGTTTACAATTACTGAAACAGAGAATGGAACTATAGTTCAAAAAGATGGAGCCATAGGTATTATTGATAAAAAAATAGTTGAAAACCAAGTTGGTAAAGAAGTTGAAACATTTTATGTAAGGGATGTAAATGTAGGAGAACTAGGGTCAGGACTAGGCATTGGTGGTTTAAACGTTTCAGATTACGAGAATAGTTTACAATAGTAGAGGTTTATAATGGTAGTACGTGTAGGTTTAAACACCCCTAGTATTGAGAGTGTTGCTGATAGTATACCAAGTATCGAAAGTGTTTCTCAAAGTATAGACAATGTACCCAGCACTGGTGAGTTAGCACAAAGTAATTTAAATACTCTTGCAGGTCTACAAGCACAAACTGATGCTATTGGCTATGAGCCACCTGATGAAACTCCCCAAGTTTTCTATAGCCCAAGCACTAAAAAAATGTTTGTCAACGGCTTGATGTTTGACGATGATGACGCTAAGACAGCATTACAATCTGTAGCAAAACTTAGAGACAGACCACTAAAACCTTCTTTAGATATAGCAAGAGACTGGACACGAGTTGGTCCTAAAGAATTTGGTTCATACATTAAAGGAATTAAAAATCCACAAGCAGGAAGACTAGCTGCAGAAAACTTTGACATAGGTGGTAGTAATCTAAAACTATTATATGGTAGAGCCTCTCAATTCTTTGGAGCTGAAAAATATGGGCAAGGTCTTGTTGATGAAGCTATCAGAGAGATAGAAAAGAACGAGCCGTTCCAAAGAGAATTTACTAAGATAAAATCTGGTTACATACAAGACGGAGATGCAAACGAATCGCATGATGCTATAGATTGGTTCGTAGCTAACCTAGCACAACAAGGTCCAAACTTATTAGAATCCATAGCAGCTGCCCTGATAGGTGGAGGCGTAGGAGCAGTAACAGGTGCAAATCCGCTTAGTGCTGTAGGCTATGCAGTATCTGGTGTTTTAGGTAAAGAGCGTTATAAACAAGCTGTAATAAAAGCAGCTAAGAAATACGAAAAAGATAAAAAATCACTTACTGGTGGTGAGCGAAAATTAATTCGTGAAGCATCAAGTTTAGCTGGTGTTGCTAGTATAAAAACACCTAATATATTTATTGTTGATAGTAAAGGAGTTGCTAAAACACTTAGAGGCAAACCAACTAAAACTCAACTTGATGAGCTTGTAGCTAAAGAAGGACTATTAGGAGGAGATGGTGTACGAGGACGAATTACACAAACAGCTAGAGACCAAGCTATAAAAGGTGGTACAGCATTAGGTATTGGAACTAGTAGTTATGGTATAGGTCTTGGTGATATATATGGTGAACAAAGAGAAGAGGGTCAAGACGATAGACTGTCTGCTGCTCTTACTGCAATACCTTATGCTGCAATGGAAATGCTACCTGAGTTTTTATTAGCTGCAAGAATATTTAGTGTTAAGCCAAAGAAAATAAATAAAACATTATTAGAAGGAACTGACCAAGGTGGACGAACATCAAGAGTTCTAAAAGGTTTTGGTGTTGGTGGTACATTAGAAGGTACAACAGAGGTAGCACAAGAAAGTTTAATACTAGCTAACACAGGTCAGTTAAAGTTAGATAGCCCTCAAGTACAAAATAGATTAGTCAATTCGTTTGCAGCAGGTTTCTTTGTTGGTGGTCCTATTGGTGCTGCAGCTAACTTACTTTCTAAACCTAGCTCAGATGTATTAGACCGTAGTAATTCTAGAACTGAGCCTAATGACCCAATAGATTTTACAGACGAACAACCAAGTCGTGAAGAAAAAATAACTGGAGCAAAAGAACGAAGGGATGCACTGTTACGTCAGCAAATGAAACTACCAGCTTCTGCTTATAGTGAAGACACTAAAGAATTAGAAAAAGAAACTACTAAGATAGTAGAAGAAGAGGGAAAGAAAACACTAAAAGAGAAAGGCACTAGAGATTTTCCTATTGCAGTTATATCAGACACTAAAGATTTAGAAAAAGAAAATACTAATTTATTAAATAAATTAGATAAAGAAGTAGCTACTACTAAAACAGAAGATGCTACTAAAACTGTTCTGCAGAATCCTTCACTTCTTACCATGTCAGATGCTAAGTTTAATTCTTACTCTCCAGCTTTTCCTAGTGGTCCTAACGCTACAGAAATAGGTATTACTAGCGATGATTTGTATTTTGAAATTAAAGAAATACGACAACAGAATAGAAAAAAAGAAGAGGAAACAATAGCTAACATACTTAAAAATAATACTAAAAAAGAAATAAAAAATGTTGAGCAAGATTTAAAAAAAGCAACAACTACAACTACAACACCTAAAGGTAAAGCAAAATTAACTTCAGCAGATAAATTAAATACTATGCTAGAAGAAATATCAACTCTTGATAGAACAGCTTTATCTAGATATGAACTTAAATCTAGTGCAAAAGATAAAGGTAAAAGACGTAATATAGCCAGCTATCTAGCTATGGACCAAGGTTTAACAGGTAGAACAAATACAGAAGAACTATCTAAATTATTAGCTAAAAAAATACAAACAAAAGTTAAGTTAGAGAAAGACGGTAAGATAAACACTGCACAGTATAGAAATGTAGTAGCTGATATCGAAGCAATACAAAGGTACTTAAGTTTACTGGTAGCAACAACAGGAACAGGAGTAGAAAAACGAGGGACAGAAGCAGGTGAGGAAGTAGCAGAAGATACAACAGAGATAAATGCATTAAGAGCTCAACAACAAAAAATTTTAGATAGAGCTAGAGCAGAACAAGAAGCTAAAAAAATTAAAGTAGAAGATTATGCGGGACCATTTATTGTAGCTAAATCTTTAAATTCTGTGTTTGTAAATAATGTAAATGAAACTATAAATTCTATGGCACAAGGACCAGGAAATATTTTTTCAGGTATAACTGCTCAAAATATGCCATCAGGGGTAATGCAATCAGCAATAGAAGGAGCTATATCTTTAGAGTATTTAAAACCAAGCAACAAAACTTCTAGTGCGTCAGTTGTAATAAGAGGAGATGTACAAACACAAGATAAACTATCTGCTACTTTACGTATGATGGCACCTATTGTTTTAGATGCATTTAAAACAGGAGCTGTTCCAAATGATAGTATTGTAATAGAAGACGATAAAGGTATTCCACTAGCAGCAGCACAATATAGTATTGAAGATAATGCTATTAGTGTAGAGATGGTAGGTGGTGTAAATTCAAAAGCTGTTGAAAAAATATTTAAAGAAATAGAAAAAATAAGAGAATCACAAGGAAAAAGATATACTGTACTTGAAAGTGTAGCTGGAGCACAAAAAGCATTTAAGAGAAGAGGATTTAAAGTTGCTAAAAAGGGAGATGAATTTTATTCTCCTTTAGAGACAAACTTATTTAAAGACAATCAAGAGACAGAAACAACACCTAGTGAAATTGTAGGCGGTGAAATTGTAGGCGGTAAAATTCTTTACCAATTAAGTGAAAGTTTTAATAACAGAGATGTTCAAGCTGAAATAGCTAACGCAGAACTTAGAGAATCATTTACACCTATGCCTTCTGGCGGAGTTAACTTTGTACAGCTTGAAGGTACGAAAGAACAACACGAAAGATTTGTACAAGATGCTGGTGGTTTAATAGTATCGTTTGGCGATGATGCTAGAAAAGCTATGACACAATTTCAAATAGAAGGAGATACACAAGATGCCAATACGAAGCAAGAAACAGCTGAAGTGGTTGAAGGAAAACAAACCAGAGATAGCAGAACAACTACTACAAGAGACAAGCAAGAAACAGATGCTGACACTACCAACATCAAAGGGACTAAAGAGTCTGTCGGAGAAAAGAAGAAAGGAAAGGCTAAACTACAAGTTAAGGGAAAAGAAAAATCCGTTCGGAAAGCTGACGAAAAACCTGTTGAGAAACCAGCCGATAGCACGGGGCAAGATAAAGTAAGTGCGGTTGATAAATTTTTACGTCAACAAAAAGTAGATAAGTTAACTAGAGCCAGAGCAAAACCAAAAGACTTTAAGAAAAAATATAAAAATACACAAGAAGCTTGGGACGATATAAAACCGTTGATACCTGGTTCTGCTCTTATTGATACTGTACCTAAACCAATAAGTGATTCTATAAGTACAGCAGTAAAAGAAAGCACAGCAATAAAAACAGAAGAAATTAGAAATATGTTTTTACATATGACTGAGCAAGATTTTAAAGATGTAGGTGTAACTCCAGCTGTATATACTGACATGCGTATAGCACAGTACGAAGCAGCTATTTTAGATAACGACACTAAACAAGATTTACTATCTGAGTTAGTAGATATAGGGTGGTTAGATAAACGAAGTAAAGACTATGGAGATATTACGTTTAACGAAAGAGCAGTTACAAAAGCCCGTAACTTTTTAAATAATTATTTTGGAACAACTGGATTTTATACTGATAACGAAGCAGCTGTATTAGACGATGTAATATACGATAGACTTACAACTGAACTAGTTGAAGTAGGAGAGGCTACAGGTTTACCTGGTATACAAAGTGGTTCAGAACTTAGAATACAAGAAGCTATTGCATGGACTAAAAGAAGAGGTAGATACCAATCTATAATAGACCAGAGACAAAAGAAAAAATTACCTGTCCTTTCTGGTCCAGCTCAACCATTAGAAACTGACCAAAGTGCACTTAGTAAAATAACTATTGATACTCAGCCAGATTACACAGCTATTCAAGTTCATAATTTAATTAAGAATCAGATAACAGAAGCCCTTGGTACTACAAAAATAACACAACCAAATAGAAGTGTTCCTAAGAACAAAATAGAAAACGGATTTGCAAAGCTGTCAGACGAAGATAAAAACTATGGAATAAATAAAGAGGGTGATTTACTTAGCGATTACTTTACAGATAAAGGCAAACTAATACTTTATAAAACTAAATCAGCTGAAGGTATGGCTATATTTAAACCTATAACAAAGAAAAATTTAGAGCAAAGAAAAACTCGTATTGAAACAGAAGAGAAAGATAAAGCAGCTAACTTAAAAAAGGGGGAGGGACTAGCATTCACTAACGAAAATGTAGCAGAACTCAACGAAGTGTTAGATAGTAAGTTATCAGAACAAGAACGAAAAGAACAGGCAGACGTGATTGCGTTTAGAAAAGCCCAAGAAGCAGAGGTTATTGCAAAAGATAAGTTAAAGAAAGGAGAAAAAAAACTAATTGAATACGCAATAGTAGAAGCTGATAATGCAGAAGGCTATAGTGTAAAAACTTTAGCAAAAGCTGAGGCTGATGAGTTAACAATCGAGCAGACTTTTATGGCTGGTAATATGAAAGAAGCTACAGCTTATAAAAGAAAATACTTAAAAGATTTAGAAAAACTAATGGAACCAGTAGACCCAAAAGGTCAGGAGTTCCTAACTAAACAAGACTTATCTAATAAAGATATAGATAATATGTTAGAAGGTGTAGATGATAATCCAGATGACACAATGTTCTTTAGACTCGATGGTTCTGTTATTAAAAATCCAGTGCCTATACTTAGAGTCAGAGCTATAGTAAATAAAGCTCTTGGTAAACTTAAACTAAAACCTAAAGCTACAGTAGTTAAAGATAAAGCAGAGCTAGAATCTAAGTTTCCTGAGCTATACGAAAGAGCAGTTGCAGGCAGGCAACAAGGAGACTTTGATACAACAAACTTTGCAGCCTTTGCACTAGGAGATGAGATTGTTGTATTTGCTAACAACATTAAAACTGAAGAGCAACTAAAATTTATAGTAGCTCACGAGACGTTAGGTCACTTTGGGCTACGAGCATTCGTTCCTGACGGTAAACTAAATGCAGTACTAGAAGATTTATATAACAGCGAAGGTCATATAAAAGCTGTTGCAGATATACATATAAAAAATGGTATGGATAAATACATAGCCATTGAAGAAGCTATGGCTAACGCAGCGGCTACCTTAGATGTATCAGCAATACAAAGAATGTGGTTCGCTGTAAAGAACTTCTTAAATAAAATAGGTATTAAATTTGATGATGACTTATCAAGATACATACTAAGTCAATCACGTAGGAACTTACGCACAGGTGGTGGTAGTTACTTTAACGTCAAACAACTTGTAAGTAACATGCAAGATGAATACGACAGAGCTACACAAACTAGATTCTATACAGAACAGGTGAACACCAGCTTACCAGCTTCTATTTTTGCTATGTTTGGTATTACTGCAAACAGTACTTTCGGCTCATTTAACAACTTCAAGGAAGTAGTAAAAAACAAACTGGGATTAGATGCACCAAAAGCTATTGGGTCAGCACTAGAATATCTACAAACATTAGGCAATATATCTAATCGTAGTGAAGGATTAAGAAATATCTTTAATATTTTTGGTATGCAAGCTAAGAAAATAAAAAGCTTAGAAAGAACTTACGAAACATTAACTCAGTTCTCTACTAGACCAAATATATTTAACAGAAAATATGAAGATGATATAGTTGTTACAACTACAAAAGACTATAACGATTTAATAGACAGCAAAAAAAGTGGTACTGAACCAGGGACTGTAGGTGCTACTGAAGAAGAACTTAATCAAGTTAGCGACTTACTAAGTTACGCAGCCTTATTCAGGGCTAAACAAAATGGTGAAGATTCAACCGTTGCAAAAGCACCTAGCTTAAGACAAGAAGTTGGAGGCGGGCAAGCAGTGAATCGTGAAGCTGCAAAAGAATTAGGAGACATGGGCTTAGTATCTATAGAAGAATTTTTAGAAGGTATACCATATGATATATCTATACTACAAGATGATACAGGTAAACTTGAATCAAGAAAGTTTAAACCAGAATCTATTAGCCCTAGAGTTTACAAAATGTATTCAGAGATACGTGCTGCCATTAATAAGTCAGCCGTAGATGTATTTGAGTCAAGTCTTGAATCAACTACGTTTGAAAGACAAGATGCAATAAATAACTTTTTAAAAGCTATAGGTCAAGATTCAAACTTAACTGGAGCTAGAGAAACGTTTGAATTAATCATGGAAAAATATAGGCAAATACGTCAAGTAGATGCGACTGGTGATAAACAAACAAATTACACATCTGAAGCTAAACGTAAATCTGCGTTGTTTATAAGAGAAGTTAATCGTGCTTTATTTCAACCATTAAAAGTAGAAGACTGGCAAGATGGTAACGCAGGTGTAGGTGTAAAAGAAAACTATAGGTTCGAGGATTGGAATGATGAATTTAAGACACCAGAACCAGGGGCTCAACCTATATTTAGATTCCCTAATGATAATGAATATAGAAGAATTATACAGGGTTTAAGTGAACTAAACGCTATATTTAAAAAAGGTAAAGAAGGAGAGGCTGAAGCTAATACTATAACTAATACTATTAAAAGTTTATTTGCTTTAGAAGAAGCTACTAAACAAATAGAGTTTAATTCTAAACGTACTCTAATGACAGGTTACGTACAGTTTGTAAGACGTGGTAAGTATCAAGTAGAGACAATAGCTTTTGATAAAGATAGAAACAGAATAAAACTTGACCAACAATATAAAAATGCTATGCCATACTTTCAAGCTGAGACTGAACAAGATGCTAGAGAAATACAAAAACAAGTTAATGAAACTTTTGGTAAAAATCCATTTGTTGTTAGAGATAAATCAGGGCAAGAGATTGAAGTTACTTTAGAAGCATCAAGAAGTGTAGCTAGAACAGCATCTTTAATGTCGCTTGACCAAAACTTATCTGCCTTCCTAAGAATTGCTGATGACTTACAAATAAATATTTCTGTTAATGATAGAGATAAGATTATTAAAGGTCTTACAGATACAGGGTCAGCAGCTAGACAAAAGCTACCTCGTGTTGGTAAAGCTGGTTGGAATAAAGAAGTAGTTAGAAACCAAGCTATGTTCTTACGAGCACAATCTCATCTAGCAGGTAAAACTTATTTTGAACACAAACTTAATACTGTCTTAGCTAGTGAAGACCAATGGTTAGGCGATAGAAATAAACTAAATAAATTAAAAGAAACTTTAGATAGAGTAGAAAAATTTGGTAACGAACAAGAAAAACAAGTAGCTAGAGCAAATTATGACGCATACGCTAACATGTACAGATACAGTGCAGGTACTACAGAAAATACTGCAGATGAATTTACTATATATGAAATGACAGGACCACTTGCTAATATAAGAACACCTAAACAAGTTAAACCTGAAGGTAGAGGTGAAGACTACAAACAACAAGCTAAGGATATATTAGGTTACTACGCTAGTGGTGAGAACATTGTAGACTCAACAGAAGACATATTAGAAAATTCTAAAACAGGACAGAACCTTAAAGTACTAGCTGTGTCTTCACAATTAGGTGGCTCTGTTGCAACAGCTATAATTAATTCAATGTCTATGGTTACTCATAGTATACCGTATCTTGCAACTTATAATCCTAAGACTGGATACGGCGGTGGGTTTGGTATGTCTGCGTCAGCTTATCACATGCAAAAGGCTGCTAGACAGATGAGTGATGGTGTAAGAACAAGATTAGGTCTAACAGAAGCAGGAGCTGAACAAAGTTTAGCAAACCTAGACTGGATGAATAAGGTAGCTGGCTTTGACCCTGAGACAGGTGAGTATACCGCTGACCCAGAATTAGCCGAACAACTTCAAATACAATACAATATAAGTCCTGATGAAGCACAAGCTGTACACAGAGCAACATCTGATGGGGTGCTTCAAGCGGCTCAGTACAATGCCTTGGTAGGTACAGCAAGAGGTGGTTTAACAAATACCACATCTGGTATGCTTAAGAAATGGATGTCGTTGTTCTCTTATACAGAGCAACTTAACAGAAGGGCTACTTTCCTAGCAGCTTATAGATTACAAAAAGAAAAACTTATAGCAGCAAACGCAAAAGAGTTTAACGTAAAAAATATAACTCCAGAAAGAATAGCAGAGTTAAATAAAGAAATTGAAGGTGAAGCTGCAAAGTTTGCTGAGGTAGCAGTAAACACATCTCAAGGTGAGTACTCTATGTTTAACAGACCTAAGATATCTAGAGGTCCATTACTTAATTCATTAATGATGTATAAACAATTCGTAATGATTAGTATTGAGCTTATGAAAAACTTAGGTAGAAACGAAAGAATATATTTCTTAATGTTACTGTTCTTCCTATCAGGTATGAAAGGATTACCTTTTGGAGAAGACATTATGGATTTAATAGACACATTAGTTCAAATGTTTGGTATTAAAATAGGTACGGTAGAAAAAGAATTAACTATGTTTATAGACGAAGTAGCCCCAGGTACATCACCATTAGTAATGAGAGGTGTTCTTGATAAGGTTACAGGTGCTACTATGTCTACAAGACTAGGCTTTGGTGATTTAATACCACTAACTGGTATGGCTAAAGCAGGTTCTAGCTTTGAGCAAGAGGTTACAAACTTCTTAGGTCCTGTGTATGCAGCTGGAGAACAAGCTGTAGCTGCTGTAACTTTATTTGGAAACTACACTGCAGGTAAAGTTGGTTTAAAAGCTGACACAACAAGATTTGTAGATGTCTTAAGGTCACAACCTTACGGTGGTATAAGGGCTATAGCAGACGCATATACTTATTATGATGATGGTGTTATTACTAACAAGCAGGGTAAAGTACTAGACAAAGACGTTCACTTTAAAGAGATATTTTTTAGAGCATTAAACTTCTATCCAGCTAGTGCGTCTTACCAAAACGATATTATACGTATGACTAAACAAACAGGTGACTATGTTAAATCAATTAAGATTAAGTTTTCTGAAGCATACGTTAAAGCAAGAATCTCAGGAGACAGAGCTGAGATGAGAAGAATTGAAAAAGATGTTAGAGCTCATAATAGAACGCATAGAAACAGTGAGTTTTATTTATCTGATTGGAAAGCCTCGGCTAATAGAATGTATGATGCTTGGAAGTTACCAGCTGCTGAAAGGTTTAAAAAGTTTGCAACTAAAAAGTCTCGTCCAGATATAGATAAACTAATACAAGCATATGATATGTAAAGTTTTAGGGGGTACCTAGGGTACCCCCCGTGTCTATTTAAAGCGATTACGAGGCTCTCAGGAGTCTTCTTTTTTGTCAATAACCTGTAATTGTCCATATGATAGGTCATCAGCTTCTACATCAGCATTTTCTAGTAGGCTTTGAAATCTAGGGTGAGTAAGATTAAATCCAATGACATATGTCTGTGCTAGTTTGACTGGAGTATCTTTACCTAGTGAAGCTTTCTCTGACCTAGGAGTAGCAATCACATTCTCATCAACAAGTTCTTGTTTGAATGTCTTATAGTCAGCACCACGTACAGACAACCACTTCCTAAAGTGAGTTCGGTCTACCATCATGGTACCTTTATCAAATGATTCTATCGCAGACTTACGATACACATCTAATCTTATTCTTATATCTCCTCTTGGTATTCTAGAGAAATCAGGTAATGACTTCTGACCTATGGTATGCATGACAGTAACAGATGTATCAGCTGAATCAGCCATGTACTCTGCAACTAAATCAAATGCGTCTACTTGATTCTCTTGTACTGACCTGCGTATCGCACCTATCTGTGCTAGTACCCATTCAGTAGATTGTTCATACTCAAAGTTTATTAGACCCCACTCTTTAGCTAGGCTCATAGATAGGTCAGCAAGTATAATAGATTGCTCCCAGTATCTTTCTTCCCCACTAAACTTAGCTTTGTACTTCTTATGGAAGTTAGCTGTAGCTTCTGCTATAGCAGATTGGATTCCTTCTTCTCCCATCTCAAGTAACTTCCTAACAAATACTTTGCCAGCTTCACCATAGTTAGAATGGATTGCGTCGTAAATCTTTTTACCTACGTTAGTATCTCTAGTAAACACAGGTGATGAAGGGACTGTTACCTCTAACAACCTAGCCATCTGTGCGTCTGTATCTAAACCAGAAGCAATTAGTTTACTTTGTAAGGACTTGTTGGTGGATACTATAACTGGTGTAGCCCATGTCTTAGCGTCACGTTCTTCTGAGTTTCTATTAAGTCTAGCTTTATCACGCCCTTGTGATACCCAGTAGCAGAAGTCTCCGACTTCTTTATCGTTCATCATAGTTACTTCATCTATGGTTAGCGGCAGGTTAGCGTATGTACCAAGACGTGAGAACAAACTGTTCTGTGTGTACTTGGCTGCGAAGTGTAGCTTATCAGGATTACCATATATAGACTGTGCCCAGTATTGAGACAATGTTTTACCACCACCTGTTGGTCCGTATAGTGATACTGTTAATCCTTTTAGTCCTGTAAAATTATATAGTGGTGCTGAGAATCCTACACCTAGTACAAACATATGAGATTTTAAGTTAGCTTTCTCCATTACAGATGTAAGATTAACCCACTGTTGTAATGAGCCTTTGGTACTAAACATATCTGTACTACTCTTAGATACAACCGAAGCTAGATTAATCTTCTCCTCTGTAACTTCCCCATCATCTTTACGTCTGAGTATAGTGTTGCCTAAGATAAATGATTTGTTATGTTCCTTCCAACCCATAGTAGAATACAGGTTAGTCATTGTACGAATCTGTCTCAATTCATCCATGTAAGTTCTTAACATAAGTTGAAAATACTCCGTTTGTTTCTTATTGTAAAGTACTATGCCTTGGTCTGCTATAGCACTAGGAAATTCACGATTACCATCAGTAAGGTAAGCTTGCCTTAGTACAAGTTCTTGCCACCCCATATGAGGTCTGTTCCAATGATACCTTACTGTCTCATATCCTAATGATTCATCAAAGCCATACGCTACAGGGTATATATCAAACTTACATACATCTATATCTGTATCATCTAGAGTTAGCTTTATACCTTCTTTAGTTCTTTTAAATGGTTTAGGCATAGGTACTGAGTTAGCCAATGTATCAGGAGCTTCTTTAACTACAGGAGCTTCTTGATATTGCACACCTAGTCTAGCTGGTGAGCCTATCTTACCCTTGTACTTACAACCCTTACAGCCGTTGGGTCTATCTGTTTCAAACTTAGAGCATGTAGCTGGACCTGAAGCAGACTCTCTCCACTGTACAAGTTTATTTATAGTAGCTTCTTTATTGTATCTACTGTGTCCTTTAGACCACTGTATTGCTGTGTTCTCAGGGTCAGTACAGAATGCGGCTACTCCTATCATACCGTACCATAACGGCTCATCTACTTGGTCTTGATTAGCTATAGCCCATTCTATCTGCTTACATTTAGTAGCAACAATAGAGCCAACAGCTGGTTGATACTCTTGATTGCTAACTAAATTAGACAACAACGAGTTGTCTTGTGATGAGCTAGTATCTGCATCTGCAGCTCTACGGTAGTAATAAGACAGACGTTCTTGTATCACCATGTTGTCAATAGGTTTAGATGGTACTAGTAGTTTGACTTCGTTACCGTTCTTTGGATTGTGTGTACCTATAGGTCTTAGTACTAGTGCACTATTCGCTGTAAGTCCTGCGTCAATTTTAAATTCTTTATCTATAGCCGCTTGTTTCATAGCCTCGGCTAGGGGTCTCCAATCTTCAGGTGCTAGTTCTTTCTCTAGTATCCAGTACACATGCAGTCCATTACCTGAGTGTATAATCATAGGCTTAGGTAAGCCCATCTCAGCTACAAATTTACCTAGTGCTGATAGCCCTTCTTTCCAAGATGGGTATGGTTTAGTAGGTCCACAGTCTACGTCTATAGCTATAACTTTAGTAGCTCGTACGTTATCCTGTTTCCTGTTGCCCTTCTGCTTGAATGCAGAGATAGCAAAATAGGTGTTGTTATTGGTTTTATCCAATCTTTCACACACCGTCGCCAGCTCGTCTACCGATTTAAAAAATCCTTGTTTCCTACCATCAGTATTAATAACTGTGGTTACGTAAAATCCTTCTGTCGGTAAAACTTGCTGGAAAAATTCCAACATATTCATTTGATTACCTTTCTTTATGCGGCGACTGATTGGGAGTGTCAAACCAGCCACCTCTATTTATACTATTCCTTTTTATTTAAAAGCTCAAGGAGCTCTTTGAATCTATCCTTCTGTTCCAATGCAATAATGTTAGGCTGAGGCCATCCATTCTCCATAGCTTTCAGTAAGATTCTTAGAGTGCTAATAACTCTATCATGATTTTTCCTACGGACAGGTTTTCCTTTAATCCATCCGTAGTATGTCATGCGGGATACACTTAATAACTCGGACATATTACTTGTTGTAAGTAGCATGTGCCGTCTCAGAGCTTCAACTTTTTTAAAGTCTAGTGGAGCTCTGTTAGTCATCAGTCTCTCCTATTAAATTAGCTATCTCATCTGCTAGACTACTGCTCTCTGTAGCTACTGCAACTGGTGCAGGCTCTTCAACAGGAACTGGTTTAGCTTTAGGTTTAGCTTTAGCTTTAGGTTTAACAGGTGCAGGTGCAACTTCTGCTGCAGAAGCGGGGACGTTAACACTTATGTCAACCTCTTCCTGTGTGTTTGCAGTCTCATCGGATTCAGCAGTAAAGCCATCTTCTTTTCCAAAGCCAAAGCTATCAGCTCCACTTCCACCTTGTACGTACTCGATAAGTTGAACAGCTTTAAGTCTTATGGTTACACCACAACCTATAGCAGAGCTATAGAATGCAAGTTCACCACCTACTTTAATTACTGAGCCACCCCATATGTTGTGCTCAAATATCTCATTGTTATCACAGTCAAACACTTGAGGTTTATACTTAGATTTAAATTTTATAATGACGTTGCCTGTCTCTACTGAGTTACCATCATCATCTTTTACTGTCTCATTTGCATAAGGTAGTGGTGCCTGTTTGATTTTTTTGTTTGGCTCTTTACCTTTTACAGCTTTGATACCCTCAAGTAATACAGCATTGATTTGCTCTACTATAGGTTTAGCGTCTTCAGGGGATAAAGCTAGATTAACTTTATACTTACCATCAGAATACTCTCTACCTTCATCAGGCTTACTGATGTGAGGATAGTTAGCTACACCTTTCGGTGTTGTTACTTTTGTAGTCATTGTTATTCCTCCGACTTATTGTTAATTGTAAAGCCTATTTCTTTAGTGAATCCATAATCCTCTGCTAAAATAGTCTTTGGTTTATTTGCCACAGCAAGTTGTCCTGTCACCATCTGTACAATTTCGGTTCCAATAACCGTATCGACATGAGCTTGAACATCTGTTGGAACAAGACCACCAAACTTAAACTCAAGTTTAGGGAAGTCTACTCCTGTATCAAAACACAATGTAGTTTTACTAATCTCAGGTGCAATACCTCTCATAGATAATGTCTTTTGATATGCATTCAAACTCTTCAGTGATGAAGGAGTTACTTGCAGTAGGTAAATTTCTTCGTAAGGTTTATCCGCAAAGATAATAGCAAGTCTCTTAATATCAGAGCATGCTTTTACTTTGTGCCCTTGTGGTGTAACTCTTGAGCCCCATGAATTTTGTGGGCATAGTGCACACACATCAGACTGAAGTGAGGCACTCTCTACACTAGGTGTTACACCGTCTAGTGAATAGCAATCAGGTGTATACGATTCTCTATCAGGAGAAAACTCTCCCTCATAATATTGTTTAGCCAATGCAGGGTTAGCCCCTACGATTATTACATCTAAACTTGTTTCATTAAGTGTTTCTATTTTATCCTGAGACACAACATGAAACCTAGAATCTCTGATTGATAGTCTTGAGCTAATCATTTAGTCTTCTGCCCTCACAGATGGTTTTCTAACATTCACATCTATACGTGTGCCGTAGTTTATACCTGATGGTACAGATTTATTAGCCTCAATGTATCCACGTACTGCTGTTTTACTCACACGTTTCTCAAGCAAATCATATGCCTCATTGTCTTTTATAAATTCTAATGTTGAGTCCCAATCTTCTACTCTTGCAAAGTCAGTAGTTGTTAGGAATGCTGTACCATTAGATGTCTTAAAAGAATCAACACCATCTTGGTCTGCCTTTTCTTTTAGCCATGCCTCTAGTTTAGCCATCTGCTCTTTGATATCACTGACCTTTGCCTTAGCCTCTGATTCAATAGCGTCTTTAGTTTTCCTACAGTCTATGTATTTAGCTATAACTTTATCCACAGTTACTATCTTTATAGTCATTCGTTTGTTCCCTCCTTAATAAGGTCTAGTAGTAGACCTTGTAGTTTTTGTTTGTTCTTTAGCCGTTCAAACATTTTATGTTCAAGCTCGGTAGCCTCTATATGTATAATGTTTGACACATGCTTTTTACCTATCCTTTCTATTCTTCCATTAGCCTGAACGTATTGTTCGTTGCTTGTCACTGGTCCGTACCATATGATAGTGCTAGCAGAAGTTAGTGTCAGACCATGAGCCATAGTTGCAGGGTGTGCTACTAAGACATGTGGGTCTTTTGTGTGTTGAAAGTTATAGAATATCTCGTTTCTTTTTGTCGCTGATACTTCACCATTAACTACACCAACACTCCATTGCTTTGAGAGTATCCTCTCTAACATCTTTAATGTCCCTGTCAGTGGGACAAATACTATTACTTTACCACCTACTTCTTCTATAACTTCTTTAACTAAGTTAACTCTAGGTGAGCAGTCTAATTCTATATGCTGGCTGTCGTCTCCGTACACAACACCACAGCTAATCTGTACAAGTTTTTGTAGCTTAACTGCCTCATTGACAGCTGTTATCGTGCCTTCTTTTGCTAGTTCTGTTACATAATTCTTAAGCATTTTATCGTGGTGGTCTTTCTGTTCTTTAGTAAGAGCTACTTTTCTAGTCTGAAAAACAGTATCAGGTAGGTCAAGACACTCATCTCTGCTGTATCGCACAGCTGGATAGAGCACATGCTTAACAATATTTATAGACTCAGGACGTGGCAACCATTTCCACTGCCCTATCTTCATCATGACTGACTCTCTAAATCCTGTATAAGTTTTATTAACGTAAGGACTTTCTACTAACTGAGCCAATGCCCATGCGTCTGTTGGGTCATTAGGTGTAGGTGTACCAGTCATCATCCATAGCCTAGTGCTAGGATATTTCTTAAGATACTTTCTTACTACTCTAAACCTGTTGGTAGATGGGTTACGTAAGACAGCAGCCTCGTCAATTATTATTAAATCAAACATACCTTTAATCTCTTCTGATATAATAGAGAATCCGTCATGATTAATAATAAAGAAATCAGCATTAGTCTTTAATAACTTTAACCTTCTGCTACTTGTACCATGTAAAGTAACAGCCTGTCTGTGTGGAAACCCCATAAAAATACTATCACCCCACACTCTTTCAAGTGTAGACAATGGAGATATTATCAAAACCTTTTTAATAGCACCTACTGACATAAGATAATCACATGCCCACAGAGCTGACTGTGTTTTACCAGTACCTATTTCATTAAGCACCAACGCCTTGTTGTGCATGGTAAGAAAAGCTGATGTCATCTTCTGATGTTCGTAGGGTGTAAACTCTCCGCACCAATCGTAATAATGCAGTATGGGTGAGGGTACTTTAAATCCTAATTGTCGTAAGCCACGGGAAGCCGTGATGGTATGTGGTGTGACAACAAGTTGTTGGTTGTTGAACATTAACTTGCGTGATTCTGGAATAGACTCTAACACTCTGTTAGGGTTGTTTAGGTTTAATGCTATTGCTTTTGCTTTCTCTATTACTATCATTTAATTAATCTTTCTATATATAACCTTAGGTGTTCTATCGTCTCATTATCATAGACAACAAAACAAACTCCTTTAGCTAGTTCTATTTGTTCCATACACTGAAGTTGCAAGGCGGTGGGTTTCTTAGTCCTGTCCGCCTTACACTCTACTCCTATGAAATGTCCATTTACACAGAGTATCTTGTCAGGTATACCAGCTCTACCAAATGCCCCAGCTTGTGGGTTGTAGTACCATACCTGTTTACCATAAGACTTTAACATCTTGTCAAGTTTAACTTTAATCTTTCCTTCAGGTGTTGTAACCATATCATAAGTATACTTAAGCATACAATAGTGTCAAGTATTATATGTTTGCAAACTCACATATATTTTTAGCTGGACACCATGGGCATAAGCCACTAGGTTTAGCTGGGAAGTTACCTGTCTTATATGATTGATTGATTCTTTCTATACGAGCCAACAAGTCAGCCCACATTAAGTTTGTGTTATCAGATGTATAGGTTTCGGTATCAGTCTTGCTTTCTTTTAGCCATACAAAAGTAGACTTAACCTTTTTAATATCAGGATAGTGTTTGAATACTTGCAGTGCAAACAGTTGTAGTTGCATGAAATCGGGTCTACGTTTGCCTGTTTTCCAATCTATTACTATAGCTGTATCCCCCCTAATGATTAAGACATCTAAGATAGAGCGTAGCCATGCGTCCTTACTCCACCAACCTGTTGGTGTAAGATTTTCATTAAGGCATAGTTGTTGTTCTGCAAGAAGTGTTGCGTGCTGAGTGAGTTGTTGTAAGGTTTCACAAACCTGTTCATGTTTGCTTGACTCTTGAGGTAGCGGGGTAGAATGAAGTAGTCTATTTTCTAAATCAGCATGTACTCTCTCACCAAATTTAGTTGCCTCACTGCCTGTGTCAACAACCTCTTTAGTAACCCTTTGGTACTCATACCTTTTAGGGCAGTTCTCATACATCTTTATAGAAGAATAGCTATGACTTAGTTTCATGAATGCATTTTCTTTAGTATGTCATACTTGATAGCCTCAAGCTGTCCTACATCTAGTATTGCGTCAGCAATACCCAACGAATATTTAAGGTACTTACCTTTTATCTTTAGTAGTACAGTAATTGAATCAAATTCTTTTGGCTCTAGTTCTTTTATATCTTTATGTACTTTCTCTAATAAAAGTAAGCTCTCATCTTGGACTGATTTCTTTTGTGATTTTATTTCTTTTCCATTTGTTCCTATTATGTCTGTCATTTTGCCTCTCCATAATTAAAGCCCACTCCACTCTCACAAGCTACAGGTAAGTCCTGTGCCCAGATGGGTGAAGTAGACATGATTGTCTCAACGTGTTGTTGTGTGTCCGACTCTCTTTCTTGCATCACGCAAACGATTATCTCATCATGTACTTGAAATAAAACTTGATAGTGTTTACCTATCTCAACCATTTGTTCTGATACTACTATCCTAGCCAGTGCTTGAACAACATTCTCTGTTACTTTACCACCATAGATTCTAGTCCATTCCTTATCATCTAAACGTCCAGTAGTTACTAACTTCCTGTAAGTTCTAGCATTAGATATGTACTCAAACCCATCTGATGTCCTCTGTAATTCAGGGTATCTTATACGTAAACCATTTGGTAGTATAATTCCCTCCGAATCATAGTCGCATATGCCACCACCTATAGACCCTACTCCACCACTAATCATGGTATCCAACGCATGACCACACGTTCTCCAAAAAGAAACTATGTTGTGGTTTTTCTGTCTATATAAGGTAACAATTCTTTTAGCCTCATTTAAATCTATGTCTACTGACATGCCACCTTGACCCATAGCCAACGTGTCTTTAAACTTCTCTGCTCCCATACCATAACCTAGTCCTAGTATGCAAGTCTTACCTACAAATCGTTCTAGCTTATCTTTCTTTGTAATCTTTCTGCCATATACATCACTGGCAAACTCACTGTAAACATCTCTACCTTGTCTGAATGCCTCAACCAAATCTTTCTGCCCACTTATATATGCAACCATTCGTGCCTCAATCTGTGATGAATCACATGCTATTAAGACTTTACCTTTAGGTGCTACTAAGGATTTCCTTAGTGCACCACTACGAGGTAAGTTCTGTAAATTTAATTTATCCCCACCACTAAACCTACCTGTGTGTGCTCCATAGTAATTTAATAGTATAGGTAATCTTCCCCTGTCTGCTACTGCTATCAGGTTTTCAGTTCGTGTTTCTTCTATAGTAGACTTGACTCCTAGCCTTGCTGATACAAGTTGTTGTACTACAGGGTTAGGGTGTTGTTGTAAGTTTATAAATTCTTTATCTGTCTTAGCAAAGGCATAGGTTTCTTTCCCTGTCCTAGCTGATATCTTCATAGGTGGTGTTACCCCTACATATATAAGTAACTTAGCAAACATTGGATTAGACATAAGAGCTTTCTTTACTTGCTCATTTGATAGTCCTTTGGTAGATAACGTGTCAAGTAGTTGTCGTTTGTTAAGCTTGATTGAGACCAGGTAATTAGATAGAAGTTCTTTGTCTAGCTCCACAGTAGGATTGGTATACATCTGTAGGGTTTGGTTGATGACCATAAGTTCTGAGATAGGAAACTTCTTTGATAGCTTTCCCCATAGCTTATAGGTAAGTTCAACATCATTAATACAATACTTCCCATACTGCTTTAGTTCTTCCGAAGTGAAGTCCTCTAACCTTTTGCCTAATGCACTGATAACCTCAGTCCCTTTCTGTCCTAGCTCATAGTGTTTTGCTAATGCACTTAGAGAACAACCTGTTGTCATACTGTGCTTGGGTCTAGCCATAGACATGGTGTCTAGCCAAAACTTTGGCTTTATGTTATAATGCCACGACAATATAGCACCATCAAATGCTGTGTTGTGTGCAAGTATAAACTTATCTGAAAAATCTACCGACTCTAAAAACCTGCCGACATCATCACTCTTGTACCAACGTGTTGGCATGTCATTGTACTTGACTGCAATTCCTATGACCTCAAACCTTTTGTCTCTGATGTAAGATTCAGTTGTCATTTTAGATAGAGAGTAGTCCCTATCATAATAGGTTTCAAAATCTATGGTTACTATATCCATGCTACCACTCTATTATTTCATCAGGTGTGTTGGGATAGCCACAATATCCTCTGTCTGTTTTTACTGCAAGACCATGCTCTTCAAAATGACCAGCTATCTCATCATCAGACCAATTTTCAAACCCATCTTCAGGAATTTTATTTAATTCGTAAGTGGTTTTTATGTATCTATTTACTTGTATTAACATCTTTATCCTCCTAAATTTTACTGTCTAAATATTTATGAAATACCCAATTACCCTCTGATGAAACATCTATTGCTGTCCCATTTTTAAGTACTTTAATTATTCTGTACTGAGACTGGTCTTCATCAAGCTCAGCTAGAATATGTTTATTAGTGTCTATCTCATCAATACTTGTTGTCTTTACTTTTTCCCATACATCTATCTTCATACTAACCTCTCTCTACTTTTTTAATTAATATATCTATATACTGTCTTGCTTTCTTCAAGTCCTCTATCTGTCCTTGTTTAGTTGGGTGTTTGTACTGCCACCTACAGACATACTTGATTACGTTTGATTCACAATAAGGTATATCGTTCTCAACAATAAATGTTATTGGCTCTATCTTATACCTTGCA